TAACCTACGCTTTCTTAAGTAATTATAACTGTATATAAAAATATGTTAAATAAAAATTATTCTTCAGTTTGCGGTAAACCGGGAGAACCGGCCCAGAGCGTTTGATCGCCACCATTATAACCAAATCGCGTCTGCACTTCTCTTCCAGAATATCCTTCTCTTAATTTTCTTATCTCATCTTGTGTTTGATAGCCAAATTTAACATCTTTTTCATCAAATTTGCTTGGGCTTACAGTGGATAGAGAGGCATTATCATATGTTATTGTAAAACTTATATCAACAAATTCATCACTAGCGTAAGAAAGAGTTCCATAATTAACGTTAGATATAAATGAGTTAGTTAATTTCCATGTTTCTATTGTATTACCATTAGAATCAACTTGAATTAATTGAATACCTAAACAAGAATTTCTTTTAGCCACACTATACCCTAATCTTGGTGAGTTATGACCAGTAGAATATAAAAGATCATTCATAGTACTAGCTAAAGATTGAAAAAAATATTCAGAAGTAAATGAAGTTACATTTTCTCTTAGAGTAGCTACTGTTCCTCCTTCAAAATCTTGTTGCCTAGAAACAGTTGAGTCATTGCCATAATTATCTTTAATAACACCAAAAAGTGTTTTTTTAGATGAAAATGGTTCAATTTTATCAGACCTACCCATAGCAGAAACCATTTTTACAGTTATTGGTTTCCAAACGACATTTTTAGGATAATTAAAAGTTTGATTTAATAAAAGAAGAGGCACAGTATCTATATTATATTCTGGTTTTGAGCATTCCTTTAAAGCAAACCTATAAGCGTCTAATTCGGCATCGCCAAATAAAATATACCACCGGTTTTGCCGCATTGGTTCTTTGAGAGTAATATCAGTCCAAAATGACATAATGGTGGTATATAAATTATATATTATAGTTATGGAGAAGGTACAGGGAAATCAGGATTTACAGCTGAATCATCTGGTTCGTTGGCAACTAATGCGGTAGCAGGATTTGCTAACTGCGCCCAATCATATCTAACAGTACAAACAATTTCTACTATATCTTCGTTAGCATAATCAAGAGAACCAAATGTTACGTTTGTAAAAAATGGATTGTTTAATACCCATCTTTCTATAACTTGACCATCAGCATTAACTTGTTTAATATCTATAGTACGACCAATGGCTCCTGCAAATTTATTTTTGCCGATTGTCGCTACTTGATTAGGAGAATTAACATCTCTCGGAACTCCGTAACCGGCATCTAATAATAAATTATTAACCACTTCAGTAGCATCTGGTTGTGTAATAGAAGCAAATGTCATTTGAATCGCTTCCCATTCAAGACGACCGGGATAATAAAAGCTATGGTTTAAATATTTGTGAGTTATTTCACCAACTTTAGCTTTTGGTTTTTCAACCTTTTTTAAAGCATATTGTAAGCCAGAAATTCCTGCGCCTGTAAATACAACGTACCATCTATGATTTCTTTTTGGTTCGGGACCAACGACACTCCAAAATGACATTTGTTTTATCTCCTAATATCTGGTGACTACAATAATATATAGTCACCAGAATAAATATTTACTTTTTAATCAGCGAAACTTGCACCGGTATTAGAAATTACGAAGTCAAGAGCGATAAATTCAATTGCACGGGTTGGCTTCAATAAAATCTTAGCATATACTATATTACGGTCTACTAAATCTGGTGTAGTTGTAGTGTTGTCTAGTAATACACGGTATTCAGATAGACCAAATCTAGATTGAACGCTGGCAAGGAACGGATTTGCTTGATCAAGGAAGCGTTTCCAAGTGATTTCAATGTTTGGATCAAACAATACAGTCTTTGCCATACGGCTAATTTCTTTCTTCAAGTAAATCATCAAGCGACGAACGTTAATACGGTCTAATGCACTTGGAGTTACTTGTAATGTCTTTTGACCAAAGATTACAATTCCTTCTGCTGGGAATGAAGCGATTGGATTGATATTAGCTTCATATAGTGTATCGCGGTCTTTAGAGCTTAATCTAAGTGCTGTTTGTAATACTGGCAAGCCAGCTGCACCATCTGTTAATCCACCGCGATTAAAGCCAGCTGGTGCAAACCATAGTTCTGTCTTTCTTTGAGAAGAAGAGAAAGTACCCAAAGCTACTACAGAGGGGGGAACCCAAACTTTGTTATTATTAATTATATCTTTAACTAATACCCATGGGAAGAATGTGCAACCGTAGCTTGTATTCATATACTTTTTTACATTAGATACGGCTGTATTTATGATTGGCTTTCTATCTTTTGGTGCTTCTTTTTCTGGGTTATAATCGCCTTCGATATCTACTATTGCCAATGCATCACCACGTAATTCACATTTTTCAATAAGCTGACTATTTAAGCCGTTATTAGTAATACCGGGCATAGCAGCTAGATTCATTTCTACAACTTCTGGGTCTGCAATACTTTCAATAGCTACTTTAATGCTATTATAAGCATAATTATCTGTATGGTCGCCAGTTGATAATAATTCATTGGCAAATGGTTCTTTTTTAGTTATATCTAAACCATCAAATCCATCGTACATCGGAACAATAAACTTATTAAATTTAGATAATAGTGTATCTATTCCTTTTGTGGCAGTTACAGATTTACCTTGAAATCTATAACCAGTAGTAGTTGAATATCCAGACGTAGTGGTGTTCCAGAAAGCACCAGAAGCTTCTATAAATTTTCCAGAGTTATCAACTGACGCGCTAATATCATCTAAAGAAAACAAATATTGGTAGACTCCGTTAGTTTCTGAAAAACCTGCTGATTTAGAACGAACATAATCAACATAATCTTCATTAGTCTTTCTAGAATTTGGCAAAGTTGTTTTTACACCCCATTCTAAACCCGCTAAAGAAGAAGCATAAGAATTTGTTTTATAGTCTAATAAAGGTATTACCGGCAAAGCAAAACTGGCCGTGTATTCAGTGCCACTGGAAGTAATGACATTTTGTGGAAGGTCTAAATATGTCGCTAAAGGCTTTCCTGTTGTTCCAGAGCCAGTTACATACACGTTTTCATATTCCGTGGGTCCGTAAAAACCAAAAGGTAATAATGAAGGTTCAGCCTTACCAGAATCTAAAGTTGGATCCATTTCAATACGAATGAATTTAGAATTATTATTGTATGTTCCATATTCTTCAAAGGCTTGTTTTTCATAACTCCATTCTGTATATTTATCACCAATTCTTTTAGCAATATAATTTTCAGAAGATGGATCAAGATTTAAACCAGTATATCTTTCAAGATATTCTGGACGGATTTCATCGTCGGAAGCTTTTCTTATTGAAAGAGTAAATGTTCCATATTTTGTATATTCATTAGCCGGTAATTTAATTTCTTCGATTGCAATTTTTAAGTTTAAGCTTGACCATTCTCCTTCAGTTAAGCTAACAACTTTAAATAAGTTTTGTAATTCTGTGTATTGATTTTTTTGAGTAGGATCAGGTTTAAAAGAACTTGTTACACCTAAATGTTGAGAAACAATCCAACCAGTAGATGCATCTTTAGCATTTTGTTTTTGATTTTCAAAACCAGATAATTTTAATAAAATTACAGCCATAGTGTTTGTCTCACTGGGGCCATTTTTTAATCTAGCTTCTCCAATTTTAATGTTACCGATACCTAAACATTGCTTAACCCAAGTAGTATATGTTTCCCCAAGGAAATATTTTCTTGAGTCATAAGCAGTTGGATTAGTATTTAATACATTTCGAATATATTTTTGTTTTGAATTTTCATTAAAATTGACACTAGAGGTAATTCCATTAATAACTACTCTTGTTTCGGCATAAGTATCATCTGCTTTTAGCCAAGTAGCAAGAACGGGATTAGCTAAAGAAGTATTAGAATCTAGATTTCTACCAACCAAACCAACGGTACCAAAAGAATAAATAATAGCAGCTAAGGCAGCTTTATTATTAAGTCCGCCAACTTTAGTAATATTTGTACCATCAGAAGTAGCAGGAGCAATAAATAAGCCATAGGCATGAGTTGTATCCCAACCAGCTTTACCACCAATTGCTTCTTCTGCTAAATGTTGATATCCACCTAGACGAACGAAAGTTACAGGAGAAGAGTTTCTTAAATAAGCTTGTGCCGCATAAGCAGCATAAGTGGGAGTTGTTCTATTGCCACTTCTCCAAACGTCACCACTCTTACCACCGGCTACTGGTTCGCCAAACACTTCTACGAAATCAGAAAAACTTTCTACTCTTACAGGACGCATCATGGGTCCACGCAATGAACGACCAATAATAACTGGTCCTATTTCTTCTGGTAATCTTGGTAATTGTGAATTGTCGATTTCATTGACAAATACACCGGGGCTTACAAATCTAAACTTAGAAACTGACATTATCTGATTCTCCTTTGGGAGTTAAAACAATAAAATTTATAGTCTTTTTGACTTAATATAAATAGTAGTTCTATTTTGCAAAATACTATAATTGTTACTTTTATTTGGAATTAAACACACCTTCGCGTGCTTTAATACACTTAGCGACAATATCAAATTTATAATCTATTTGTCCGAATAAATTTTTTGTTTCTGCAATGGTAACTATTTCATAAAAAGTATCACCGTAAAGAACAAAATCACCTTCACGAACATATAGATCTTTATCTTCTGTTAAACGTCTACGATGAAATTTAACAGTAATATTAGTAACACGATCAATACCAAAAACTTTTGTTTCTGTTTTGCTTCCTTCCCATTCAACCATAGCCTGAATTTCTATTGGAGAAAGAAAAGATTTTTGTACTGCTTCACCATATATTGGATGATAATTTGTATGTTCTCTGCTTATTGGATAATAAACTATTGTTTGTCCAATGATTCTTTCTATTACTTCATCATTTATTTGTTTAACTAAATTACGTTCTTTTTCGCCAAGAAAAAGAGGTGGTGGTGGAGCTTCTGGCTGTTTAGCGATATTAGATGCTAAACTGTCTTTTGTTTTCTTTTTACGAGCCATTTAATTATCCTACAAAAATAAGATTTGGAATAAATTGTTGTGTCTTAGAGGTATCTTCCATCATCTTTGCTCCGTCTTCACCAACTTTAACATATGTCATTTCAGTTAATTGAGTTTTTAATTCTTCACGTAACTTATCTTTTTCCTCTTTTCCTTCACTTATTAATTTGTCACCATTTAAAGTTACTGAATCACCCGGAATTGGAACTTTATCAAACTTGCTACGTATATGTCCTAACATTTCTTTTGCAGTAGCCAAAGCAAAACGACGAATCCATTGTTTTCCCATGCTATTTATTTTATCATATGGTAAATTTTGGAACGGTAAGCTATTAACGTTATTAACGCCACCAACGGCACTAGATGCGTTATTATCACTTCCAGATAATGTTGTTTGTTCCCAAGCATTTGATCCTACGGTAAAATCAAACCAGAATTTTAAAGGAGAAGAAGAATTTGGAACAGGGAACAATCTTAATATATTGTTACGTAATTGATAAGACCAATGACTAACCCGTGTTTTAATTGCATCTTCATATGCCATCGCTTGTAACTTATTTTGCCAAGCTGGTATTATTTCAAACGTACTGTCATCGGCATATTGACCATATGTAGATAAGTTTCCAACAACATTAAGACCACCAAAATAACCATAGAAATTCCAAGAAGCAGCAGCAGTTTTATAATATACTTTCATTATATTAATTCTTTTTCCGTCAACTTTCCAACCTTTTGCGGCAGCTGATGCAGAAACTATATTTTGTAAATCATAATCTTGAGTACCAGCTGTAATGTCAAAGGAAGCAGAATATATCGGTTCATCTCCATTAACACCAACCATATTGTTTACTGCTAAAGATATATTTTTAGCATATGTAAATTGCATTTTTGGAAATGCCAACGAGGCATTGGCTAATTTTTCTGCGTTATCACCCGTTAACTGTCCATCACTGTTAAAAGAACCAGTCTCTTGTCCTAAGAAAAAAGGTAATGAATTTTTTGCCTGATGCAAATTTATAATATATGAATATTCCAAGCACGCTTCTTCATAGGCAGAATGAATTTGTGTTTCAACTAATTCTATATCTAATACATCACCGCCAAGCTTTTTATATGTAAATGCTACTTGTTCAACAGAACCGGTTTTATACGCAGCTATTTGTTGTTCATCCCAATAATCGGTAGATACATAAACACCAAAAGGTAAAGTTTGTAAAGAAACATT